ACAAGATTTTCAACGGTGCGAGTTTGATCTGCTTTAAATGTACCACTTGTTGAATCAAAATACACTACTGAATTGTTGACTTTGTTGGAATCATTTAAAGAAGTAGCTGTACTGCTAAATTGTGGACCTTGCGGTCCTTGAGTCGCTACTGTGACAACACTGGTATCACCATTAACGGTAACAGTGTTCTTCTCAGTTGTAATGCTTACATTGGTCATGTTGTAGTATAGCCCTCACTCATAAATATTGTACCTTCTAAATAATATTCTTTGGCTCCTGCTGCATTAACTAACAAAACATCATATTTTAAAATATCAGGAGTAAATGTTGCAGTTTGTGTGTCAGTAAGCGTAATACTTACAGATCCAGCGACTCTATTTGTATAAGTAACAGAAAAATCTGCAAATTTTGTGGTGCGTGTTTCTTCCCAAACCTGTGCAGCAACGGTAAATCCAGTTAAGTTAATCGCATTATTATTTCCATCTTTAAAAAGAAGCGGAATTGTATGATCCGACCTCCTTTGGAGAGTAAAGTTATATGTACCAGGTTCAATTGCCATAGTTAGAATTTTATTATGTACATCATAGCTATGTTACGAGGTCTAGCTTCATTGCCTCCATCATTATCAACGTCAATAGATACATTAGTAGCAACAGAAATACCAGTAGTTGCATCTTCGATAGCGTTATTTCTAACGGAGTTATTACCACTACCAGTAAATTGGTTTCCACCATCATCATCGTTTCCATAACCTCTTGCATTATGTCTGTGACCTGGGTCACTTACATTTGAAGTAGCTGATGCGTCAGCATCATGATCATGAGATAAGTTTTGCCCACTTTGACTACTACCGATACCTCTACCAGAATCAATTCCTCTACCGTTATCAAAACCTCTTACAAATTCACCTCGGAGATCAGGAACTTTAAATGTTGAACTATTTGCTGCACCATACTGCGTGCCTATAACTGCAAATAAAGCTGCATATGTATTTCTATTTAAACTTTGCCCATTACATTCAAAATAACCTGTAGGTACAGTGGCTACAGCCATACAAAAAACAGAGCCAGTTGGAACACCAGCTACAATCTGAAAACTTAAAGCACCATTTGCATCTGTTTGTAAAAAACCACCATTTACTACAGAGGATGGTAATGTAAGCTCTACATCTTGAGTAAGTGCTGGAGGTTTTAAAGCAACAGTATGACTAGCTCCAACATCTTCCATTCTAATATCTGAGCCGTTTTCAGTAACTATTCCAGTATTTATAATAGATACTCTATGAGTTCCAGCAGTTGAGAATCCTATTTGATTTGCTGCTGCCCTAAACATTCCTGTATCAGTGTCTTGGTCAAACGAATAACTTGGAGAACCCGAACCAGAACCATCGTCACCTAACAACGGGCCTGTCATCGTAGCACCAGATTTTTTCATCAAACCTAAATTATCTTCGTCTAAATTTCCTACTTCAAAGAAAACAGCAGCAGTTCCAGAACTAGGGTTTGGGTTGGCCTGATCTCCTCCACTTGATTTCCTAATTAATAACTTATTAGTTGTGTCATCTGCTAAAAATTCACAAGGTAATATCGTTCCTCCTGAGTTTCTCGCACCAAAATTATTTGTTGCGACTGCTGCTAAAGTATTTTGAATATCTAGCCTTACTACCTGGCCAGAAGCATTATCTATATTTTTATTACCGACCTGTGCCATTTAATAAATCTTTTCCTCCATATTACACCCCTTTACCGTAACCGACAGCTTGAAAAGTGAATTGTTTATTTACTGGATTATTAGAACTATCTAATATTTTTATATTAAATCCTGTACCAGATACACTAGATAAAACAAAATATTCTCCTGCACTAGCTCCTTGAATTGTAATTCCTACAGAAGGCAAGAAAGCATTTACTCCCCCAAGGCTAGAAGTTCCTGTAAAAAATGGCTTTCCAAAAGTAACATTCAATCCTGATGAAGAAGTTCCCGAAGATAATGGTGCGGTAGATGTGCCCGATCCACTAACATAACTTCTTTCTGTTCTGGATTCAAATTCTGCGACAATACCAAGCTGTTGTATAGAAATATTATGAGCAGTACTTTCAGATTTCAAGGTAGTTCTAAATTGAAATCCCCTACCTTTAAATGTACCGTTAGCGAAAGTATTAAATTGACTATAGGTAGGTGAACCTGATGATGGATTATCTGGGGTTGTTCTTACAGCTACAGACGCACTAACATCATTGATAGCAGGACCATCAAAATTACCATTTTGTGCATAGTCATCCCAGAACGTTCCAGTGGGTATTAAAGCATCTATAGTGTTAGCAAGACCAACAGTAAATCCAATACTTTGTACAAGTCTTTTCAAACTTAAAGAAAATACGGCTCCAAGATCTAATGTTGTAGCAAAGTCATAAGTTCCTGTTAAATTTGCAGACGGATCAGTTAACTGTAAAGCACCACCTGACACAGTTACATTGGTTTTAGTTCCGCCAAAAGCTGTGGGGTCAGTATCTTCTCTATCTTCTAATATCTGCTGACTATCAACTAAATCAGGTAAATCTAATATGACAGAAGTTTCTCCAGTACTAAAGTTTCCGTTATCATCACGGAACTTAAGAATGTATTCACCTTCAATACTTGGAACTACCGCTTCTGTAGTGTTACCAGCTAACGCTTCAATAAGATCAATAGAGTTTTGGAACGTACCTGTACCATCTGTTTTATTACTATGTCTAACGTAAACTTTTCCTCCATGAATAACGTCTGCATCAGTTGATTCATTCCATCTAAGCCTAATTAACTTATTAGTAACAGGCTCTATTGATAAATTTTGTACGTCTGCTGGAGGTGCTGTTTTACCTACAGCATTAAATGTTAAATCAGAAGATGTGTTCGATATTTTAAGACCAGCATTGTAAGAATAAACTTTAAATTCATAAGTCCCAGCTTGTGTATTTACTATTTCAAAATCAGGTCTAAATACTATTTCACTAACCCAGTTTGTATTGTTAAATCTATACTGCACAAGATATTGGGTAACGCCACTGACAGAAACCCAGGAAAGTATTAATTTGGTAACAGCAAGAGCATTAATAACTGCTATTCTTTCTTTTGCAGCAAGGTTAGATGGAGGATCTTTTGGTTCGTTTAATAATGATATGTTCCTTGCAGCTAAACTTATTCCAGATTCAATATTATTGTATTTACCGTCAATATAAGTTAACGCTGTTATTGCATAATTAATTTCATCTTGTTCTTCAACTGCTATAACTCTAAATGTCTGGGCTTCTAAAGTAGAGCTTTGAAGCAACCACATACTGTTAGCATTTGGTGTTTGAGATAGAGCCGAAGCTAACGTAATAACACTGCCTACTACACCTGTTACATTTTTGATTTCAAGATCACCATTAGGCAGTATTACACTGCATTTTTTATTTGTACCTGTGAAACTGCTTAAATCTGTAACATTATCTACTGTTATTTGGGTTGTTGTTGCTGACTTTATACGACCAGCCCTTCTAGCTCCAGCCCTAACAGGATCATTAACAGAAATCACACTTCCTGGTCTTACTATTGCTCCAGCATCTATTGATGTTGTAAAAGTAACAACTTCAGATTCATTTTGCTCACTAAATAATATTGCTTTACCTAATCTTTGAGCTTGACCACGAGAAGTACAAGCAAATGCTTTTACATCTTTTTTAACTATTCCTAACTTTGATTGTGCTGTAGTATCTTCTACAACTTCATAATCAATTTCTCTACTATCCATATTAAAATAAGCTACAGAAATAACTGTATGTCTTTGCTTAAGACTGCTGCCAGAATAAGAGAAACCAGCTTCACTTACATTTGCAAGACTAAATAAATAACTAGGATCAGTTGGTCTATCCTGTGTAATAGTTACAGAACCTTCAGACCATATAGGAAAACATCTCATAACACCAGCTAATTCATTTATTAGTTGATAAGCCTCTGTAGATGCTTGAATATTTACATTGCAACTAAATCTTGCCTCTTGACCTCCAAATCCATCTGATACTAATTCATTTGCATACTTACTAGCTGCTATAAAGCTAAATACGTCTAAAGTGGTCGATGTACCTAATGACGTAAATGTATTATCAGGATCTAAAAAAGTTCCGAATCCATATCTTTCAGAAGTTAAAAGATCTAATAAAACTAAGGCAGGGCATGAGCACCACTGTGCTGTTTGCATCGTTCCATTAAAAATATAGCCAGTTGGGTAAATTATTCTTCCAGTTTGTAAATCAACTTGCGGAAGTTCTGTAAAAGTACAGTTTGAAGAACTAACTGTTTGTGAAGTTGGAGATGTAATTGTAAAAGTATTTGCATCAGGTACAGTTTGAATTAAGTAACTTCCATTTACACCTTGTCCAGTTGTTGCAGTGAAAAATATTTTATCGCCAGCAGATAATCCGTGATTATTGTTAGTGATAGTAACAACTGTAGTTGATTGCGTATATGTACCTGAAATAACATTAGACCCTGCTCCAGGGATTCTTACTTTTATTCCACGAATACGAAAAGATCGTTGTGGGATGGAGCTAAACTGTTCAGAATCAATTCTTAGATTTACATAAGCACTATTTAAATATCTTTGTTTATCATCAACAATTTCACCTAAAGTTGTCCAAGTAAACTCATCAACTAAATCAGAGGATGTACTATCTTGTGTTAATCTAACTACTCTTATATCAACAGGAAAAGCTCCAGAAATATTTACTCTATACTCTCTTTGATAGGCATCAGAAGTTCTACCAGTTACGGTGTCAGATAAAACATCGGAGTATCCACCACCGTTATACTGAATTTGTATTTTTAGATTTACAGTAGAACCTAATAAATCTCCTTCATCCGTAATTTTTTGCAATGCTGCAAAGGTTATTGTTATTTTTGCAGCATCGACATTTGTATTAGTTATTTGACGAGTAACAGCATTTGCTTCTCCAGAAGCAACCGTGCCTAATGGATTTTTTGGTGCTGTTCCCACAGTTGAAGTTGATTGACTGCTTTCATTACCTGTAACATGAAATTGAGTAGCCGTTCCAAAACGAGGAGTGAACTGTACATTTTGAAAATTAAAGTCTGATCCTTGAGGGTTTGTGTTACTAGCGGTAGATTTTAAGATAGGTGTATTATCTAGAAAAACATCTTTTTGTGCTGCATTATTATAAGCATCAGTGCCTTTTGTTAGTCCAGCTTTTGAAGCACTAGCAAAACCTTCTATTTCACCTTCAGATATGAGATCTTGAACAGTAGCAAACTGTTTACTATTTAAAGTGTCAGGTGCTCTAGTAGGTTGTCGAGGCTGTTTAGGTGGACCACCAGATCCTCTAATAATTTTTGTCATGCAGATACCTGATTAGTGTCAATGCCAGCAGAAATAACAACTGAACCTGTAATTATTTCACCATATACTATGGGATGTGCAGTACCAGCCCTTGATGTGTTTTGTATACCTGAAAAACTAAATGATATTCTGGGATCTGATTCATTTTGAAATTCAGGCATAGGTGGCATAGGAAATAACATTTCACTCACACCCATAAGTGTAAGACCTAAACCTATATTTCCAATCATTGCACTTATTCCAACACCACCAGTGAAACCTCCAAAACCTAAAGCTAAAGTTGCACCTCCTGTTGCAAAAGCTAATCCAATTAGTGCTACTCCTGCAATAGCTCTTCCAGCACCACCAGCACCAGTAATTATAGGAACTATATGTATATCAGATTTACCTATTGGATTTTGTATATCATCTTCACCTATTTCATAATCATCAACTAATACTTGATAATTACGATTTGCCATATGTGCTTCTAACTTAGGAAAGTTACTAACAAGAAAACGTATAGCATCAGCAGTTGAATTTATAACAGCATCTAATTCTTTGTAACCTACAAAGTCAGCTAATTCACCGTAAAGTTTAACTTTGTTGAGCATAGCGATACCTCTTACCAGTACATTTTAATAACCATTCAGAGTAAGGCTCTCTACAAGATAGTCTATCTGCTAAATGATGTAAAACCATATCTCCAAGAAAAATAGCTACATGATTTAAAGTTGGGTGCATTATTGACATTAATAACACATCCCCTTTTTGTAATTTTTCATCTGATCTTAGTTCTCTAAAACCAGTTCTCCAAGCATAATTTTCAAATAACGGATTTTCTAAAAATTCTTGCGGACTCATTTTTCTTTCATAATCTTTAAGTTCAATATTCTTTTCTTGTTTATACCAATCTCTAACTAAACTCCAACAATCTGTTATACCCCATACCCAAGGTCTGCCTAATAAATCTGGAACGTAACCTTCAGGTATACATTCACCCCATTCTTCAGTTTTTGGATTAACAATATGCCAAGGTAATTTACTGTGTTCGCAACTAATCCGATCAGCTTGACTAGGTACAGGAGGTGTTGTTGGATGACTATGAATTATTGCAATAATCTCACCTAAATTATCAGCTTTTACATAATCCTCTGGATTTAAAATAAACTCTTGATGACTTGTTATTGCTAAATTTTGACAAGGGTAATATCGTTCTTTACCTCTAACATTTAAAAGTAAACCTACAGCTTCTTTAGGATCTTGGTCTTTTGCATGAACCAATGCGTCATCTTTCCAAGTCATTGAAAAAAAGTACCAATGCTAGGAAATATAGCACGAGTGCATTGACGTTTAGGTGCTCTTACCCCAGCCATATCAATAGATCCTGCTAATTCAAATTCAACTATTTCTCGATTTTCTGCTGATTTACGATCTACAGTAAATACTTGGCGTTTAAATTCTGCTGTTGGATCGGGTGTTCCAAAAGGATTTGTATTACCTGGAAAATTAACAGCATCTAAAAATCTTGCCATTGTTCTTATTCTTGTAAAAGTTGCCCCAGTTAAGTCATTTCCTGTTGTTGTTTGATTCACAGTTAACAAAATAGCTGATATGGTTCCTAATGCATTACTTATTACAAGTTTTGGTCTTGGAATCTGACCACGTTGATATTTAAAACCTGAAGCCTGTATAGGAAACCTTAAATAACTATTATTAGCCCATACTATTTGACCATTCGCATTTAAATTTGAACCAGAATGAAATCTATAAACTGTAGTCGCACCATGTAAAGAGTTATCTAATTGAAGCGTAAAAAGTTCAATAATTGCAGAGGGATTTATTTTTTGAACCTCACTAAATACAGGAGCAGTACTCATGGTTCAAATACCTCTCTAAATGTTGCTTGTATTGTTGCTCTGTTTAAATATGGAATTGATTTTGACCATCCTTCACATACAAACTTAGAGGAACTTGCTTCTCCTGGTGGTGTAAAATCAAAACTTTCTGTTGCTGCTCTTGCATCAAGAAATGTTTCTATAGTATCTGCATCTGTCTCCGATACATTAAAAGTAAAAGTAAAAACTTTTGGATTTTGATGTTCTACAAGACCAAAAAGTATGCGATGTTCATAACCATCAGCAAAACGAACTACCCTAGTTTTTGGTGCTGATTTTTTTTGCTGCCCGTATGTTGGAGTAATTGAAGGAAAAGTAGGCATTATGCAAGTAAACCTCCAGGTCTTTTCTGCTGTACTAATTCAGATTGTACCGCTACAGATATAAGACGGCCAAGTTCTCTACCTTGTTGTTCATCACCTTCAACAGAAGAACCAGAAGCATCTACATTTACTATTACATTTGTAGATCCACCAAGAGCATGATTTGGTGTAATCATCCCAGAAGATCCAGGTGTAAACATTTCTGGACCACGTTCTCCAACGATATAAGATTTACCTCCTTTTACTGGTCCTCCCTCTGCTCTAAAAATTGTTCCTAAAAGACCTTTACCTTTTTCAAAACTTCCACCAAAATTACCAAAAATACCTAAATTTAAAAAAGCATTTGCCATATTATTTAAAGCATTTTTCATAACATCATTGAATGATTGAGCACCTGTAATAAGATCCTTAATACCATTACCCATATCATTTGCAATAATATTTGTTATTTCTTTTTGTATATTTAAATTATCTTCTCTTAATTGCTTTTCTTTTAATAAACCTAATATAAGGTCACTTTCTTGTTCTGATATTGTTGCTCCTGCTTTTTCTAATCTTTCCATAATATCTTGATGTTGAAAACGAATTTCTAATGCTTTTCTCATCTTTTCTGTATTAGCATCATGTAAAAATCCCTCTCTTTCTAAACCTTTTATCTCAGCTTGTATTAATTCAAAACTTGTATCTGCTGATTGATTTGCAAATCTTTGTACATTCATATCAAATTGTCTACCCGTTTCTTGTTGTAATATATTTCTTCTTTTTGACCCTTGACCACCTTGCCCTCTTAAACCTTGAACCCTTTGTTTAAATTCTGATGATCTTTGTGCTTGTGCTTTTGCTATTCTCATTTGCATACCAGAAATTAAATTATTTAAAATTCCAGTAACACCTATTAATCCAGCAACACCAGATTGTGCTCCAAGTATAAAATCTCCAAATGTTTTAGATAAAGTTTTTGTACTTGAAGCAAATGCACTTAACTTATTAGCACCTTCTTTTCCAATAATATTTTGAACTCTATCAAATTCTTTTCCATTTTCATTCATTGCTTCCCCTACTTTTCTTGCACCCTCAACAAACCTATCTACAGCAGAACCTAAACTTGTACCTACGAGTGAAAGAGCAAAACCAAATTGTCCACCCAATAATCCACCACCAAAACCTCCTAATGCACCACCTACGGAAGCACCTGCACCTTGTCCAAACAATAATGGAAAAGCACCACCTATTAATGCGTTTGAAGTAGCACGATTTAAATTTTGTCTTCTCCTTTGTAATCTTTGTCTATTTTGTAAAACTTTATTAATTCTATTTTCTAATTCTAATTCTCTTACAGATTGTTGAAATGCAGCTTTTCTCGTT